TTCGGCTTCGTTCTTAAACTTCAAGAACAAGGTCTCGCTGCCAGCCCATACCTGTCGTGGCGTTGCAGGAACCATCACGAAGGCGTCCAGAGGCCCGCTGGAGGCCGTTACGAAGCCGCTCTCATCATACACCACAGTCTGCGTGTTAAGGTTTGGTGCGGCGTTTAAATGATAGCCTTTGATCGTGCCTGTGACTGGCTTGCTGACGTTGCCATCCTCGTCCGTTGTTTCGGGGCCGTAGACGTTAATCGTGATTGGCCCGTCGATTAGGCTGGTGTTCCATGTCATGTGGTGATCGCCTGTAGTTGTGCGGTTGAGAATTGCGTGTTCCATACAGTCATGCCACGCACATATCCATTAATTTGGTTTCCTGTTCCACTATACCCAATACTAGTTTGAGTTGGACTAAATACGGTATTGGTTCCAAGGCTTGTGGATGTACTGCCGTTTACTGATCCGTAAACATTGCCGCTTATTAGGGCCATACCGATTTTTGCAGAACTTCCTGCAAATAATCCGGAAAGTTGAACATTGAACAAATCAGTGCCCGCTACTTTCCCATTTAAATTTATCAAGCCAGCAGTTCCATCGGAACAATATATTGTTAAATAATTGCTTGAATTTAGATAAAAATTACCGGGAGTAGGCGCACCTGAAATAGTACGGAAAGCAATCGCAACATCTGTAAGCCATGTCCACGGCCCACTGCCCATAAAGTTGCCTGTTATTTTCAAAACATCAGCCGCCCGTGTTGCCGCTGCGGTCGTGGTTGGGATGTACGATGTGGCGAAGGAAGCTTGCTCTACTTGAGCGCCCCAAACATAAAATGTGCTTGAAGTTCCGGTATAGGTATCTCCTAAAACAGTTGATGTAGTTGGGGCAGTTGATACACTTGACCCCGCAATAACTATGTTTCCACTTGCAAGTCCTGCTGAAGAAAATGAAAATACTACTCTATAAAAACCATTTGTTGATAATGTTGCGCTAGCTGACAATATAGAAGCATTTGATGAAATAGCGCCAGTTTGAGTATCAATAGTTACCCAAGCATAAGTTGCTGCCGCTGTAGATTCTCCGCGAATAGACACATATCGTCTAGTTCCACCTTTAATATATACGGATATTGTAGATGGTCCGGCTGGATTTGCATAATTTGTTCCGTAAAAGCAATGAATAGCTGCTGCAGTTCCTTCATTGATTAAATCAGCAGTTAATGTTCCATCCGGAGCAGTAGTTTGATCGGCAGTTATTGTTACGTTATTTTTATTCCAACTAGCATTATCAAAATTTTGACTTTGCAAAAGCGCATTAGTCCGCGCTTCTTCGGACAGGTAGCCCTTGTTGGTGATGCGGGGGGTGTCCACGCTCACGGCTGCGGTCGTGGTCGGTATATAGGCCGTGGGATAGGTGATGCGGGTGTCGGTGGCGGTTTCGACCTGAATACCCCAATAATCTACCGATCCAGTAGTAAGGGACGGATAAGCTGTGGTTGGATATAAGTTCGCACCAAGTATGGTATTTCCAGAAGTATTGTTCGTTATGCTTACGCTAATTCTCCACCACGATCCTACCTTGGTAACAATTCCGGTTCCAGAAATTATTGCTCCTGTAGCTATATCTACAACAATAAATACAGAAGGATTAATAGTTCCGCCATTAAGATTCAATGCTATTTTAGTTTGTTGGCTTGGACCTGACCTTATAAAAATACTGTATGTATATGCGGTGTTATCATTTGCTACGGTGATATTGCGCAGCGCCCTATCATCACCAATAATTGCAGCCCTTGTAAGGGTAGTTGCTGTAGACGTGCCATCTGGTGCGCCAGCCACGTTTGTAGCCGTCACCGCAACATTATTAAGGATATTAAAAGCGGTTGACCCATTGCTGGGGAAAAACACATTAGTCCGAGTGCCCGCAAAATACGTCAGGCTTCCGTCAAGATTCTCGGCATAGCCGCCGGATGAGCGGGTGAATGAATAGCCGGGGACTGATGCAATAGCATAATTAGTGTTGTTGAGCTGATATGTGGCGTTTGCAAAATTCAAGGAAAGGGTAGGCGATGAAATAAGATCTGCCAGCAAACCAGAGGGCGTGGATAAGGCTGTGCCACCCATAAGGCCATACATGCCGCCCCAAAGGCCCGTTGGAGAGCTTACAAGACCGCTCATAAAAAACCCCGTTTAATGAGTAGACGAACCAAGCTGACTAAATACGGCAGAAACCGACCCAGTACCACTATTGAGTGTTACCCGTGCAAATAAGGGCGCATAGCCATAATTTGTTTGAATGGAGGCAGTTGCGCCTACGGCAGAAGAATCAGACGTATTAATCCAAACCACCTGATATGGCGCAAGGCCTACCGCAGGGTTATTTGGATCTTGCAGGGTCTGTTGCACCGTGTAGTTTACAGTGCCCGTGGCGGTGCATTGGATGGCAACCTGACCCAATGCATATGAATCCAAGCACACCCACATGGATGATGCAATAGTGTTAGTGCCGACCGTGATAGCGCCAGCAGAGGCGGCGCTGATCGTGATAGATGTGACAGTGCGGAAATCCATATTAGTGTAGCCAGTGGTGGCATTTGGACCCGTAATCACTTCGGTTTGTGGCGCATAATTCCAATCGGTGCCGACAATCGTAATTGTCTTGGCGCTTTCATTGGCCGCAGCGGTGAACAGAACTCGCCGAGGGGTGTCCAAGGTGGCCACACCAGAAGTCACCAAAGCGCCGTTCAACGTAAAGGCTGCTGTAGGGGACTGGGATAAGCAAATGTTATTGGCGCTTGCTGTGGCAAGGGGGCCGACTGTTACGGTAACTGGACGCATGTTAGGCCCCTTTCAAAAAATCTTCAGACAAGACTAGCACTTTACGTCCCAACGCTTAAGCGCCAAATTGATTCTGCTATTAGGATCATGTGCTGTCTTTGCAGATGTCAGCTTTTCCTTCATCCCGCACATGCGGCTGCGGAAGTTATCCCTGCGCTGGGCACTTTCGGAGCTGTGAGCCGCCTCAGCAGCCGTCACGGGCTTTTTGATGTTATGCCCCTCGGCTTTCAGCGAAGCCCGCCCACGGTCATTTAAACCACCCTGTGGGGACTGGCCTTCTTTTTTAGTCCATGCATCAGACATGATATCTCCTTATGGCAAAACGGGGGCACTCGGCCCCCGTTCCAACGCTATCCTAAGATACCGTTTAGTCCATTTCCATATCAAGCTTGCGGCCAGCAGGGGCAGTGCCCGCACGAGCCGAAGTGAATGGGTTTGCGTCAGAGGTGGCGCGACCGCCGCTCTTGCGGGCCGTGCGGCCAGCATAAGGGTTGCATGCTTCACCGCTGACCTTGCCAACCATCTTCATGGTGCGGCCACCGCTCTTGCGAGCCTTGGCTTCACCAAAAATCTTGGTGGCGTTGTTGCGCTCCGCAGGGGTATCCCGCAGATCCTTTTCAGCCTCGTTAACGCCACCAGTGGCGCGATTCTTACGACCCTTCATGATGGGGTTCCTTAAGCTTGGGTTACACCGAACAGACCCACAATGGATCCGACGTTATATGCAGCAGGGTTTTGGCGAACAAATAAACGGTTTGCACCAGTAGATGCCGCCGTTTGCAGCGTATAAGTGCCGCGAACATCCCCCGTAGTCGTTGTCGCCAAAGTCTTGACGGCAGCGGTGTAGCCGGTGTTTGCGGTGATCAATGCAGGATCCAGAGACCCCGAATAGTTAACCAAGATGTCGCCAAAATTATCAGACCGAATAGGAAGGCCGATAATATCGGTGGTGCCGATGGAATAAGTGTACGTGCTATCAGCCGCCGAAGGAGTGACGGAAGTGATATACTTGAACGCCTTTTTACCATTGACCGTAGAACTGGCCGTGGCCGTCAGGGCCTCAGACATTGGGAAGCCATAGATGTCATAACCAGAAACAGTAAACACTGGAGAAGTGCCCACAGTCGTGGCGGTGACGCTTACGGCTCGGCCAATCAGGGATTGAGGGTTCCAAAGCTGGATAGTGGCAGCAGAGCCAAATGCAATCCGTTCAGCAAGGATTGCACTAGTCGTGCTGTTACCCAAGGTCGCCGTAATAGTGATCTGGGAGCCACTAGTGCCCGCAGCCATGGAGTTGCTGACCGTATAGGTGCCGGTAAAGCCAGCGCCTGCACCAGCCACAGAGTTGGTTGGACCATATCCGGTGATATAGGTACCGGCGGTAACGCCGGTGCCGGAGATGATCATACCAACAACTAGTGGCGCATTTGATGCAGTGCCGACCGTAAGGATGTTACCAGCCGTGCCGCTCGTGCCATTGGAGATATAGCCGCTGACGGAGGTAGCCCCGTCAAGGGCCAGAAGACCAGTAACAGTAGCGCCTGTGTCAGCCCGTGCAATGGACTGAGCCACGGCCACCCCAGTGGTCGCTGAGTTAGTCGAAACCAACGTCATCGGGGTGTTTGCGACCGTAACAGCAGCGGCAGCAATAGCCGTGGCGCTCTTGGTATAGGGCACAACATTAAGAGTGCTAATGTTGCTTGTACCAAGCCAACCGGCGGTGTCGGCACCAAAGTCCTGACCGGGATTGTAGGCATAGAAGGGGCGGGGATCTAGGATCCCCGCACCGGCATAAAACAAAGAAGTTCCTGCTTCTGGATTACTTTCAGAAGTAGAGCTGGCAGCAGTGCCAAACGAAACAACTGGACCAGAAAAAGCCGAAATGGACATGGTGCCTTCTCCTTAAGCGGTGGGGAACGATCCGTAGATCGAACGCCAGTTATAGTAACCGAAGGAGTAGCGCTCGTAACCCTTGACAAGTAGATTGTCAGTTACGAAATCTACTTGCATATCTGTTTCAAAGCTAACTCGATCCATATAGGACAAGCCATCAATGTTAGTTAGCAAGAACCAAGCAAAGGCTGAAGTGAAGTAATCATCAACCATGTAACCTTCTGGCAAACCGCCAGCGGTGGTCAGGATGGAGTTTACATCATTATCTGCCGTGCCGGGACGCAATTCCGTTTTGGTCAGGCGAATAGCCACTGGCTCCAATTGTGGAGGAATGACAAGCTTGCGACCACGGGCAAAAACCTTAAGACCGGCTTGGTCCTTAAAGTTTGTCCGAATGGCAATCATGGCATTCAGCAAAGTCGATTCATTCAAGTCCACATCAACAGTGGGCTTGTTTGCGACCGTACCGCCGTCAATTGGGTGCGAGGTCGAGCACAGGGCAACGCCGTCGCCGCCAATGGCAGCGTTATAGGTGGTGGCCGTGTTGAACACGTTCGCGCCATAGATTTCCTTGGTCTGTTGAAAAGATTCAATCAGGCCGAGGTTGGATGGGTGAAACTGTGTCTTGTACAGGTTATCGTCGATGGCCTTGCGAGTGATCGCATAGCCAAGGGCGATTTCATTGTGCTCTTGGTTATAGACAAAACGCTCACCGGCACTGTTGTCAAAGGTGGTTTGAGCACCTTCGGTCTTCAGTTGTGCAAGACCGAGGTAACGCATTTCAGCGGTACGTTCCAAGGCCAGCTTGGAGTCATGCTTGGTGAACAACTTATCGTACTGAGATGGGATCATCTCGTACTTGCCTTCAATCCCGCGCAGGCCGGGAAGAAGAAGGTCTTTAATCGCTGATAGATTAACAGCCATTTGCCCTTATCCTTACGCAATGCCGGTCGGGCCAGCACCATTGGTGCGGGTCGAGGCGTTGTTGAAGCCAACAATGACGATATTGTAGGCGGTGGTGGCATCCGTACCATTGGCACCGGGAGGGCTCGTAACAAGGCCCTTCAAAATGAATGGTTGCGTAGCCGTAGTGGTGCTTGGGGTATCCAAGGTCATTGCGCTGATGCCAGTGGCGGTATTACCCGTGCCAACAGTAAGCTGGGCGTACTCACCAACGCTTGCAATCGTAATGGGGCCGCTGGTGGCCTGAACTTGGAATTGCGCGTTGGGATCGTCAATGACGTAAGCTTCGACATCGCCAGTGGCATCCGAACCGGGCCAGTAGTTGGACCAAACGGTGCGCTTTTGCGACACGGAGGTGTACTTACAGCCAACAAAAATGCCTTCCATGCGAACCGTAGAAGCGGTCGCTTGGGCAATGTAGCCGGTGCTTAGGGGAATAACCGCATCGCCAAAGAAAATAGCAGTGCTGTTGCTGGAAGCGATATATCGCACATTTTGTTCAAAGGTCGGCAGTGAGCCGGTGCCCTTGACTTGCTTAAAACCGAAAGGCGTATTGGTGTTCGCCATGACGGGTTCTCCTTTTTTGAGGAAAAGTCATCATCGCGCACCGGGGCGATTAAAGACAGAAAAGTTCGATCCCTCCGCACTGGGGGAGGTATTGTGCACCCTATATCTATTTTTATTGATAGGTCAAACAAAAAGGGCGACCCGAAGATCGCCCCCAATGCTTTAATTAGTCTCTAGGAATGGGAATAGGCTCGAAAGACTTATTAATCTTAGGTTTGACTTGGGAATGATCCCGGCCAAACTGTCCGTCTGGAGCAGAATTTAATTGTTCTTCTTTGTGACGGACTTGAGCCCTTGCCTTCCTTAGTTCAATAGCTCGAACCTCTTCTGTGATTTCCAGAGGCCGCTCCATCAAGACCATACCCTTACGCTCAATGGTCGAATAGCTGCTGCCTGTAGGCATATAGGATGCATGGCGGCTGGCAGGAACTGGCTCCCAACCATTGCGGGCCAGAGCCACCTGATAGGCTGGATCCTCTTGCCCAAGCACCGTCTTGCGCTTCCACTCGTATGCCCAGCCGTCTGGAACTGCCGAACCGTCGATAAAGAAGTCATCGGTGCCGTCATCCATATCGCCCTTGTGTTCGCGCAATTCTGCGGCACGACGGGCAGCACGGGTGCGTGGATCTTCTTCACGCATGGATGGGCGCATTTCTTGACGGAAGGAGCGCACTTCCTCTTCTTCAACCACTTTAGCCTCTGCGGCCTTAGCGGCTTCAGCCTTCTTCACTTCAACCACTGCATCGCGCAGGGGATTGATGCGGGGGCGACCACGCTTTGCGGGTGCTGGATTAACGGCCATTAGTGCATCTTTCCTTCTCTCTTGAGGGCAACCTTATTCAGGGCATATTCTTTTTCAGTCATGCCCATCATGGATGCCATTTCGGCTTCAGCGCTTGTGAGGCGCACGACAGTGGGCCGTGAGCCATTGGTGCTGCTAGACCGTGTCACAGGCGCTGCTGCGGGCGATGAGCGGCGCTGCACAACCCTTGCAGCATCACCAGACGGATCGGCTGAGTTACGGTCAGAATATTGGTTCTGAACACCAAGCGTCCGCTCAATGTTTTCAAAATATTCGTCGGTATCAGGCTCAATGTCATCGGTGATGGCAAGATTGTGTGCCGCGATCATGCGCTGATAAAGCTTTGGGTCGCGAGCAAACTTTTGATTGCGGCGAATCCAATCAGCAGACCTTGGCGTAAGCTGTGAGGCCAAAGCCTCGACAGGGTCAGCATTGTACCGCTCAGGCGCTGCTTGGCGTGGCTGGCTTTCTAAAGCCTCCTTGCCTTGCTGAAGCTGAAGAAGCTTTGCGGCATTGGTGGCAAGTTCATTTTGAATTTCGACAACGCTGTCATGATCATCAACAGACATGGCGGCTCTGTAGTTTGCTTTCAAAATCTCATTGTTTTGGCGCACGGTCTCAATCGCATTGGTCACCAAATGCATTTGGTTTTCCTGCGATTCATTTTGTGCGCGATAAGCCAAGTCAGAGGCTTGGTTAGCCCGTTGCTCGGCCTCAAACCTTGCACGGCGCTCTTGTTCAAGCTGGGCCTTTAGAGCCTCAATGCCGTCTTCTGGTGCAAGACGCTCCTTACTTTCGGAACGCTCAACCCTGATTTCTTCCTGCTCTACAGGATCATCAATGATGATATCAATTGGATCTGAATTATCAGTCATGTGATTTTTTCCCTACCAAACTTGATCTGGGTGCTGAACGCGGCCACGGATGTTTGTGTCATCCAAGATGCGGCAAAGGACACCATTTACTGTGATGCTCCAGCCATCAGATGGGCGGAATACAACCCAGTCCAAAAGCTCGATATCCATGTCATTAAACCATTCGCCAGTCGTATCGGTGAATGCGTCTGGACCGGTCTTTATAACCAAACCGACCTTGCCTTGGATTTTATCCTCTTCCACGGTCTGCGATGTCAAATAAATGCCGCTCTTGGTTTTTTGAGGGCGGACATAAACAGCGCATAAAACCTGATTATTGAAGATTTCAAAGCCCCTGATATCTCCAAGCTCATTAGTCAGGATTTCTTTTGGATCAGTATCGTGCGTCATAACCATATGTGGCAATTAAGGCTCTCCTACCTTTTTGAGATGATGGTTTTTACTTCTTCGCAATAATCTAGGGCGGCTCTAAGCCCTTGGATCTTACCTACTTGTTGCTTGTAGTCCGAATAATCAATGACCGACATTCCAGACGCCAATACATCAGTAATTCGCTCTGTTTCTTCGGTGATCATTTTCCTTAATTCAAATTCAAATAAGTTATTGTAGTTTAACATATCTTCCTTTCATAAGATTAGGGCGGCTCAGGAAATCCCAAGCCGCCCTT